GGAAGCCAAGCTTCCCGTGTATTACTTTTAAATTCCACTTTCCATTCTCTGAACATTCTCATGGTGGAGATATTCAGTATAAACTTTTAGGTTTAAGTAATCACCTAATTTACTATAATCACCAATATAAAAAGTATCTTCTTTTATATCTTTGTCATATGAAAAACAAAAATCATACTCCTCTTTTGTAAGGTATGTTTTTGTATTCATAATCATTTCAAATCGATTGAACTCTTGTTCTGCAAAATAAACACTTTCTGGACTCATCATATAACCTTTATTTAATGCGTTGACTTAATTATCAACAGGGTAAATATACGAAAGATAGCCCGGGTAGCCAAATTTTTACGCGGTTCTCTTTGAAGTAGTTTGGAAGGTATTTGTGTATGGTTTTGGTTTGGGATTTTCAATATCAAATAACGCTTTAACATGAGTAAATATTTCTATATTTTCTTCTTGGGTACGAGGTGATTCATACACTTCCCAATTTTTACCTTTTAAACGTTTGCCAGATTTATCTTCACCTCTTGATTTTGATTTTAACCATAAAACTCCAATACGGTCTATTTTTTTACCATAACATTCTTCATAACATTGGGCATATATTGCACTTTGTAAATCATAAGTGGTTTGTAAATGGTTAGATGTTTTAAAATCTATAATCCAACGTTCCATTTTACCATCTATTTCAATTTCACATACTAAATCACAAGTACCTGCTACTTGTATTTCATCTGAAAATAGATGTACTTCCGCTTCAATTAGTGTTGGGTTATAAGTTTCCCAAAAATCTACAAATCTAAGGAACATTTGCCATACATGGGTGGGCATTTTAGGATTCCCATTATCATATAAAAATGTAATTTCTTTCCCATTTAACCAATCTTCAATCATTTCATGGACTAATGTACCTTCCTCAGCTGCCTTTTTAACAATCCATTCAGCACTATATCCTACTTTTTTAAGCCAGTCTTCGAAGTATTTGCCTTTTGGATAGGAACCCAAAACATGAGTTACTGAGGGGTAATATTTACCATTTCGTCTATAATACCTTGAATCAGGCATTGTAACTTGTTGATAGTCATCTGAAATTTCTAGTAATCTTTTGTATGATTTTTTGATCATATAGCTAGTTTTTGTTCCATTAAATCATAGTAGGTAAGTGGAACTGTATTTTGTATAAGTCTAGTGAAATTTTCGAAACCCATCTCACTCGGGTCCTTATCTTGTAAATCTACAAGATAGACTTCTTTGCCTTCTGCCATTAATCGCTCACAGAATTTCAAAGCTTGTTTAATTGCATCCCTATCTAATGCAATATAAATTTTATCTACTACAGAGGTAACTATTTTTTTCATTAAGCTACTCTGTATGTTTTTCCCTAATAGGGGAATTGCGTTTCTTTTTATAGCCATAGCATCAAATAGTCCCTCACATAAAATAACGGGTACATTCCAGTTTATTAAATGTTCATTTGGGATTACATCTCTACTTGCTGATGGATTACGATATTTAATATATGGTTCTTTTTCAAAAGAACGAGCAGTAAAGTAATTTAGCCTACCATCTGCGTCATATGTTGGTATAATAATCATATTTTTATATAAACCTTCTTTACAGTAACCTATATTATATTTGATAATATCGTATTTACTCACGTGTCTATTTTTTAGGTACGCGAGCGCGTGCCTAGCCATAATCCCGCTGTTATCCACGTTATTTAGGCTAATATATTCATTTGGAAGCGATACGCTAGACACAACTTGTGTCTCTTTTATTGATTTAGATGTTTTAACAAGTGATTTAAGTTCAGTAAACTTACTTACATCTGCTTTTAACTGTTTAAATAAAGAATATATAGTAGTACCTCTTACATCACAAGCCCAACAGTGCCAAGGATTTTTACCTTCACGATTTTCTGTTAAATTAACCTCCATTTTTGGTTTATGGTGGTGACAGAAAGGACAGTGATAAGCATAATTATTTCGGGCAGTAGCTTTGCCTGAACCCAACACGGAGTTTACTAACGTAACCAATAATTGATTTACCATATGTGGTAATATATGAAACTATTTAACTTCAGGCACGAGATTTTCATCAAAATCTATATCTTGTAAATCTTTTGTAAAAAACTTACCTAAAATGTTATCATTAAAAAATTCATCTGGTTTTTCTAATACTTGATATATCATTTGAAATTTAATTTCAAAATATGTCATTGATTTTTTATCAGGACACATTTTTAAAATTGTACGTTCAAATTCATCTTTTTTACCCTCTAAAAGTAGTTGTTTAATATCTTTTTGGGAACCATAATAATTCATCCAATCCGATTCTTTAACTTCTAATTTATAGGTAGGACGACGTCCAACAATTCCAGTTAATGCTGCTAACTCTTTTTTACCAAGTCGCTTTTTTTTATTATGAAATAAGACTTTTTTCCCAATATATGATTTTCCAGTGGGTTTGTGTGTAACTATATAAACGAAACCAAATGTATTTTCTGGAAATTGAGTGATGTCCCCTATTTTATGTGTTTTATAGGTCCAACTCATATGTTTGTTTTAAAGTTAATTATAAATATAACTAAAAGATTTTAGAAATACAAATAATTATAAAATTTAAACTTTTAAAATTAGGATACATCTATTAGATATATAGGACCTTGACCAACAGAGTTAGGGGCAGATGTTGGGGTGCTCCAAGTAACACCAAAATCATCTGAAAAAATATAATCTGGGGATGAACTTCCTTCATCTGACCAAAACATTGTTTCTCCACTATTTGAGATTCTAACATTTGCTGCACTTCCTTGCAGAGTTTGGGTGTTTTGAGGTAATGAAGAAGCATAGTTATCACCATATGACATTTGTGATGAAAATGGTCTTACTATCATGTAATACTGGCCAGTTTCATTCATAACTGTACCCACGGATCCTTTCATTCCTAAATTTGTTAATCCACTATAATTTTTAGAGGAGAAATTTTCTCCATAATCTGAAGAATACCAACTATTAGTTGGACTTTGTCCATCTATAAAAATAATATATTGACCATTACCGGATATAAGTATATTCCATTTTTTACCTGAATTAGCTCCAAAAGAAGTAACATTAGTCCAAGTAGACCCATAATCTGTACTGTAATATCCATAGTTAACATAAGAAGAACCATTATAACCCCTAAAGGATAAAGCTATAAACTTACCACCAGAAGATATAGCCATGTTGTATAAATCTCTTACTCCCACAATTCCAGAAAATGTTATTTTACTAAAATTATCCCCATAATCTGTAGATAACATCCAATTGTTATTACTTGTAGGTGGGGATTGGAGTGGTTCTAATAAACTTAATATAACTTGACCAGATTTTGAGGCAAATGTATTATTAAAATCAGATGCAAAAGTTCCACTGGAGGGGTTGGAAAAAGTTTGACCTCCATCATTGGATATTTTTATATCTTGATAGTTAAAAGATTCACCTACTGCAACCATATATGTTAAATTATCACTAACACCTCCTAAATTATAATTACTACTTGGCAACGTAGCAAAAGGGTTTGGGGGAGTTACAGTATTAAAAGATGTATCGTAAAGAGTTATAACACCTGAATTATTTGTGGCTATAAACCTAGCTGTACCATCAATTGGTGTATAGGGATCATCTGGACCACTACTAATAGGCCATACCAAAGTTGAACCTTGGTATATTTTAAGTACATTAGAACTACCAAGCTTTATTTTCCCTTCAGCTGGTGTTATATGTGTTCCTGAAGTGGGACTATATATTTTAAAATCTGCCATTATACTATAACATATAAAACATTGGATGATGGAGTTAGACCATCATAGGTTGTTTGATTTAAGGTAACAATTTCTGTTACTTGTGTTGATATAGGTGATACTGCACTACTACTAACAAAACCGTCTCCTTCAAATGATCCACTAAACACAGAAGCAGAAACTGTACCTTCTACATCTAGGTTGTTCATGAAGGTATAACAAGATTTATCAGCTGTTAGGTTTGCACCTATTACAAATGTACAAGTATGATCTAAAATACAGTTAGATATTCCTCCTATAATAGCACTATGTGGTGAAGATCCAGATATTACGTTATCCTGTCCACCACCAATAAAAGTACAACCTACATCTGATCCTGATATTTGATTTGTATATCCTCCTATAATACTATTAAATCCTCCCCCATCACCAAGGGTTGTGTGGATTTTGTTAAACCTTCCTCCCCCTATAAATTGCCCATATATTGGCTCATCATCCGTACCATTAGCGGGGGATTCAATTAAGTTATTTAAACCTCCGATCATTGCACTATAGGAAGTACCTAGTTGCCCATTTGTAGGTTTTATACAGTTATAATATCCTCCAACTATTGTACCTGTAGAACTAGCATGTAATTGATTATTAGACCCTCCAACAACAACATTATAAGATCCTGAAATGCTGCTGTTATGGGCACTATAGAAACCATTAAAAATAGAGTTAGCGCATTGGGTATTATTATTACCTCCTATAGAAAAAATCTCTGACCCATTATTTGTGATACCTGATCCTATTATTATACCTGAACTACCTGATATAGTTTCTTCTACTCTAATTTCTACAGAAGAAGATATATATGATGTACCATCATACCAATCACTATCTCCCCCACCTCCACCTCCAGAGTTATCTATCCAATTTAAACCAGTACCTGTTGAAGATAATATTTGACCTGGATCTCCAGTCTTACCGGTTGAATCTGCTAAACTACATTCAATATTTAAATTATTAACAAATGTTGTATTTGGAGCATTAGTTACAAGATCTGAACCTATAATAAATGATTTACAATGGTCTACAGTATTTTGATCTCCACCTAAGATACCACTGTAATCTGCGCCAGAACAAATTTCATTATTACTACCCGCACCAATAAATCCATAATCCGCTGATGCTGAATTTCTACTACCTCCACCTACTACAGATACAATACTTCCACTAGTTGCATTAAATTGACCACCTCCAATAAAATTACAATTACCTGCTATAGTATTAAGACATCCACCTGCTATTGTACCACCACTTCCAGTTGCAGTATTACGTAGTCCTCCAACTATTACATTATAACTACCAGATATACAGTTTCTAGATCCTGCTCCAATAAGGTTATGTTGGCCTGAGTCTCCTGCTATAATACTATTTCTATTACCTCCAACTATAACAGACCTTAAACCTGACCCAGTATTGAAAGTACCAGTTAAAATAGCACCATAGCTTGAATCAATTATATGGTTACATTGACCATTTCCAATAAAAGCAAATTGTGATCCTGTTATATGGTTGCTTGCTCCATTTACTATAGAAGAATAAATAGCATCATTATTACCACTACCAGAAATTTTATTGTTACCCCCAGTTAAAATACTACTAAAACGAGAAGAAATAAAATTATTATCACCTGCTCCAATAAAGTTATTACATGCATCATAACCACTTGCGGATATTATATTTGACCCCCCTGTTATAATTGCAGATTTACTACTAGTAAATATTATGTTGTTAGCCCCTGCTCCTATAAAGGAAAAATTTATAGTGTTACAACAAATTGCATTTGAGAGACCACCAGCAATAACACTACATTTTGCTTCTATACAGTTATTTATACCACCAACAATAGAAGAGTTAGCACTTGATATAGTATTTGTTTGACCCCCACCAATAAAAGTACATGGACCCGTTAATGTATTATTTGACCCTCCTACTAATACGGCATGTGTTTCCTGAGATTTATTTGAGATACCCCCTACTACAATCCCATAATTTTTGGTAGTGCAATTACAACTTCCACCCCCTATAAAACTACAAGCTCCTGATGCTGTGTTTAATATACCACCTACTACAGTAGAAAAATCGTTATTAACTAGATTTTTACAACCTCCCAATATAGAGGTATGATTAGCAGTTGTACAATTGCAACTTCCCCCACCTATTGTTGATCCCAGTCTACCAGATGTATGTGCTATTATATTTAATCTTCCTCCACCAATAAAAGAAGTACAACTATTACCTGATATGTAATTTGTCATTCCTCCTACAATTGTACCATGTCCACTTCCTTGAATACAATGTCCACAACCTCCACCTATAAAACTACAGCAACTTGTTATGTTATTGCATACACCACCTACTATGGAAGAATCCTCAGTACTACTAATGCTATGAGTACGACCAGCTCCAATAAAAGAATCATTACTACTATCAATTTCATTACATCTACCTGCAATTATAGTTGAATACGTTGAATTTGATACTATATTTAAACACCCACCACCTATAAAACTATAATCTCCTGATGCTGTATTTTTGGATCCTCCTACAATTGATGAGTATGATGATGGTATTTTGTTCCCTAAACCACCACCTAAAAATTGATAACAATCACCTGATGTACCCCCAATGCAGTTATTTTTACCACCACCTAAAAATGCTAAGGCGTTTAATCCTGTTATACAGTTTCCTTCCCCTCCTACTAAAACATTTCTACTATTTCCAGAGTTAAGAGAGTTATTCAACCCCCCTCCAAGAAACGAATTACCTGGGTCTGCAAGAGTATTATTATTTCCTCCACCTATTACTGAATGACCACCAGTTAGAGAATTACTCCAACCACCTCCTATAAAACTATAAGTACCTGAGCCCGTGTTTAGAGTACCTCCTACTATACTTGCATAACTAGCACAAACTTCATTTGAACCTCCTGCTCCTATAAAAGAATTATTTGAACCAGAAATTTTATTTTCACAACCCGTACCTATAAAATTGTAATTTTCGGTGTTAGAACCAGTTATTATATTATTACATCCACTTCCTATCACACTATTTTTAGTAGTAACTTTATTAGCTCTACCCGCTAAAATTACAGAGCAACCTCCTCCTGCAAGAGTTTCAACACAGTTATTGAATCCAGTTATAATAGCGTTATCATCACCATCAGTTATTTTATTAGCGGCACCACTCCCTATGACTGAACCATCAGCATCTGTTATACAATTTCCACTACCATTACCAATAAAATTATAAGATTTACTAGATCCTGCTATGCAGTTAAGACTACCTCCAGTAATTACACCGTATCCTCCTAGTCCAGATATATTTATAGTATTTGCAGTACCCCCTCCAATAAAACTATTACAAGCTTGAATATCATTTCTACATCCACCTACAACAACATTACAACCAACACCCGCTGCATTATTATTTAATCCACCTCCTACAAAACTATAATTTCCAGAGGCTGTGTTTAATACACCACCTCCTACAAAACTATAAGTTCCAGAGGCTACTTGACAAACCCCACCAACAACAATAGCATAATTCGCAGAGCTTGTATTTAAAAAACCACCTCCAATAAAGGTATTAGTATTGGATGTAAGGTTTCTAAGACCACCTACTATAATTGAACGGTTACATTCTATACAATTGCTTTCTCCACCTCCTATAAAAGAAAGACACCCACTAACAATATTAGTTTGTCCACCAACTATTACACTTTTACACCCATCAACAGTATTATTAGTTCCAGATCCTATAAAACCAAAACAATTGGTTACACAATTGGAAATACCATTTCCTATAAAGCCATTACAAACATTAATTATTTTATTACCATTTCCGGATCCTATAAAACTACATCCTGATCCAGTTATATGATTACCTGTTCCATTTAATATAGAAGAATATTGTGAACCATCGCATCCACTACCTGATATTTTATTAGCGTTTCCAGATCCTAAAAAACCAAATTGTGCTGAAATAAGACTTGTTTGTGTTGTTCCTATAAAATTATTACAAGCATTATAACTACTTGCAGATATTGTACTTGTAGCTCCACCTATTATTGATGATTTAGAACCATTGATAATACTATTACTATTACCTCCTATAATACTGCTAAATGCCTTAGCTCCACACCCAGCGGATGAAGTTATTTTTAAGGACTGCCCAGCACCTATAAAAGAACAATTTGCTGATGCTGTACTATTAATACCTCCTCCAATAAAAGTATAACCAATTGAAGCATCTATTTTATTATTATTACCAGAAGCTATAACGGAATTAGTACCTTGATTATCAAAAGTACCAAATTTAGCAGGAATAATATTAGAATCACTTGAACCAGTTCTATAAACTTCATTATCATTATCCTGGATACTACTTGTTTCCATTTTAAATACTCGACCTGTAGTATCATCATATGAAAGAACATAATTTCTTATTTGGTTATTAATACTATTAGGTTCAAAAGCTACTGAACCTGTTACATTAAAAGAACCAGATACTGAAATATCATAAGCTTGTTGGTCAGTTGAAGAAAAAGCTTCTACTGATTGAGAAACATGCCATGATTCTATTACTTTTCCTTGTTCTATATCATTTATGTATTTTAACTTATTTGCCATTTTAATTGGTATTTATTATAAATATAAGCTATCTATCTATATTTACTAAAATTGTAGTATCTGTTGTTGGAGATGATTGTAAAGGTTGAGCTAATTTACCTACAGCTAGTAATTGATAATTACTGTCATATAAACCTACAGTTGTAATATAAGGTTCGAAATATGAACTTGTTACAAACCCTAATGGAACACCAATAGAAGCTGTATTTTTAAAATTAAGGTTACTTCCTGAGAATACTGTTGGTATTGTGCTTCCTGTTATTGCACTTGGGTTTAATGTATAATTAAATTCATTTTCATCTATAGTACATTGGTATTGTGTTTCAAATAATTTATATGAACTTGAAAAAGACATTGTAACATTAGATCCAGAAAGAAAGGATTCAATAAAATCAATTCTAGATATTCTTGTTATTCCATATTCCTCTGTTCCATAAACTGCTGTGCCATATAAAGCTTCACCTGCATTTCCTTCTGTTCTCGAGTTAAATAAAGTTATTATACCATGTTGGTATATAATATTACCATTCATATATTCATATGGAGAAGATGGGGTATTAGGGTGTAACCATAATAATCTACCATTACCATCATCTTTAATAGAACCACTTGGTCCTTCTAGAAAGAAAGAATTTGGTTGAATATAGTCTCCAAATAATTTAGATGGAATTGATATTACACCAATTGAAGATGTTGGGAATGCTTTATTTGGCCAAAGAGTGGTTTGTTCGTAGTTATAAAAATTTGTTTGATGAACTCCACCTATTAAAGTGTTTCCTGCTTCATTTGCACCTAAGAGAACACTAGATGTTATAGCGTCACTTGTAAATCCTGCACTACCCGAAAGATAATTTGTATAATATAATTGTTTTATAGAATCATATACTAATACTGTTGGTAATTGTTGGTCTGGGATTGTTCCTGTGAGTTGACTGCCAGATATTAGATAATCTCCTTTACTTCCTGTAAATCTATTAATACCAACATCAGATCCAGTTAGGATATCTCCACCTTTAAAATAAAATCCCTTATTTACCTCAAGTGGTGATACTATTAAATCCTGTGCATTGAATTGTTTGTAAGCGCTCATTCATTTTAGAAATCTAGTTTCACTCGTATTAGAGCTTCTTTTGTAAAATCTTTTTGTATTGGTCTAGATAGTTTAGCTACTGCTAGTAAATCATTTGAATTATTATACATTCCTACTGTTGTTGGGAATGTTTGTGGGTTATTAATAAAATAAGGATAAATTACTTCACCAGTTGAACCCGATATAAATGATGGATTTTCTGTATAATTAAATTCATTATTTCTAGCTCTAATAAATACATAATCTGATGATATTGTTTCTTGAGAATTTAATTCAAAAATATTATCAACCCCAGACAAACCTACTGATCCAGATATATGGTTATATAATCTTTCAGGATTATTTCCAAAGTCATCTGCCGTGGTATCTGTTGCTAAATCAATCCCTCCTCCAGTTTGTGTATTATCATCTAATGCAGCGGCATTTAGTAATATTGTTGAAATATCGGGACAAAACCAACCATAAGAACCACTAGTTTCAGTATATCCATTACCCCCAGTTGATGCATTCCATGCAACACCATTAGAACCACTTATTAATTGGTAAACTCTTTGGGTACCATAATAAGTTGGTAAAGGTACCATACCAGAATTGTCCGTTAAATGAAGAGCGGGGTTGTTTACAACAACATCATTACTGCTTGATAAAACTAAATTTAAAGTACCTGGTAGGAGTGATTGTTTGTATCTTGCTCTTTCTATACTAATTACGTAAAAATCATTATCAACACTACCTGTAAAAGAATCACCCCATACAAAAGATGAATTTTCATCTTCTAAAATTAATGTTCTATATTGACCATATATTGTTGTTGTTGGGGATACAAAAGATACAGATGAGTCAAAATTAACTCCCCCACCACCATTTTTATTGGCATAAGCAATTTGAAATTGAACAGCTGCTGTATCATCATCCGAAGATGTTTGGTAAATATTTAGGTAATAAGGACCTGAAGATCCTTCGGTTTGAGTTGAGGATGTAAAATAAGTATTTAATACCGGGGAGTTATTACTCCAAACAGTTGAAGTAACTGAATCCGAACTTACTACAAAATCTTCTGGATCTAATTGTTTAAAAGCCATATTTTTATGATGTTAATGATTGTTTAGTTACTGTAATTGGTACTGTTAATCTAGCTCCACTATCTAATCCTGTTACAGTTAAAGTAGTTCTTAATATTGAATTTGCACCAAATAAAGTATTAACTGTTGTTGCTGTTAAATTTAGTTGAGTTCCAATTACTGTTTTTGAAACACTAGTACCAATAGTTTGAGTTGCATTTTGATTAGCTTCAATAGAAGCATCAGATTGTATACCTTGTCCTGTAAATGTACTTAATAATCTTACATCTCCAATAGTTGCGCTATATCCCGATGTTTCAAATGTTTGATTATTTCCTAAGTAATTTAATGTTTGTGGTGTAATAGATAATTGTGCTCCTTGTTTTAATGTAATAGCTGCATAACCTAAATCTAATACAGGTAATTTAGCTGTACCTCTAGGTAATGTGGTTAATTTATATTTCATTATTTGAAGTTCGCTTGGAAATGCTTCTAAAAGAGGCATATTATCAATTGCTTCACCATAATATGCAGAACCAGATGGGTGGTTTGGATTGTAAAGTGTATAATCAATTTCATCATCCCCTAAAGCAAATTGTGTAATTTGAAAAGAACCATCGTTTCTTGCTAGCAACTCCCTTCCTTTAGTAGTTAAAATAGCATCAACTGTTATTACTGCGTTATTTAAATATCCCATTTTGTTGTTTTTATATAAATATTGTTATATGTTATAAATATGTATTCTATTAGGATTCTATTATTCCTTTAGAAATTAAATCATTTACTATTATAGAGGCACTTTGTACTAGATATTCCGTTGGAAAATCTGGGTATAAAATACCAGGTGTTGATGATATCTCCAAGTCACTAAATGAAGCAGTATACGAACCATCATCACTACTTCCTGATGGTAAAAAGTTACTACTAGTTAAAGCAAACGAACCTGTAGCTCCTGGGGTTGTTATAAATGTACCCCTACTAGCACTTGATAATGTTGCATAAGGGAATGGTTGGTCTAAATACAATGAATTTGGATTAACAACTGGTCTTCTTACTAAGAAGAAATCACCATTTACTGAGGTTGGTACTTTACCATTTACTACAATTTTTAATCTACCTTTACCACCTACTATATTTTCAGAGGGTGCAAATACTTCTAAAATTCTATATGTAAAATTTTCATTATTACCAAATCTAATTTCATCTCCTTCTTGTAGTGATATTGTATATTTTATAGGATCAAAATTTGTTCCTTTTGGTTCTACACCTCCAGGGAAATATTGAGATGGTCCAGGGAAGTATTCCATATCTCCTTGACGGAAAGTTGTACCATATGCTTCATTCATGTTTGAAGAAGACATTATTAATACATTTGAAAGATTATTGTTATTTGGATTTAAAGCATCATTACCACTAGTTGAACGTACCCAAAATGGGGCTTGTGCTGTATTAGCTTCTGCTAATAAATAATCATTAGCACCTTGACCTTGTATATTAACTGGGGTGTAGGAACCTGGATAGTCAAATGGGAAAAACATCCCTTGTGGTTCATTACTTCTTGTACCAGTTTTAAATTTACCTTTTATTCTCCAATTTATTTCATCCCCTACTTTAATTGTGTATGCACCAGAATTTGCAGTAATAATCCATTCTATATAAGCTATTTCTGTATGTACTTTATTTCTATATATTCCAAGATCAATTAAAGTATTATACATTTCCCAATCTGCGGTACATACTATACCTCCTGTTGGAACTGGGACATATGAATACTTCCATCTATTCCTAAACCAATTAAAACCTCTTTTTCTAACCTTTCTCTCATAATTTACTATATTTTGGAAATTAAACCAACTATATTCTAAAACACTTCCTATATTTCTTACATTTCCATCACTAGTGTATATTTTAGCTGTAATATCTTCAAGATTAAATGGTACTTCAGTGCTAGGGTCTTGAGAACCTGTTTCCATGTGTATTTCAAACTGCAGTTCATCTCTAGTACGGTTTGTTTCACTTACATAAGTGGTTACAATTGAGGTTTGCATGGATATAATTTGTTCATTTCCTAAATCATCTCCAATACTACCATTCCAAGAATTAACACTATACTTAGCTGCTTCGTTATTTCCTGCAGACCAAACATCTATATTTTCTGTTTGATTAGGGAGAGTTACTGCTTCGCTAGGATCTAGATAATATTCTACCTCCTGTTGTGGGAAGTTAGTATTTATCGATGCTGTACCTAAAGCTGTAAATCTACCAAATTGTATACTATTTTCATCATCATTATCATATCTTGAAATATATCCTGAACCTGATAATGGTATAACATTAGTATAGTTATTTGATGAATTTTGTGAATATATAACGGGAGAAACATATTCCATTAAACGTTCTATTGGTGCAGGATCTCCTAAAATTTTATATTGGTTTTTTCCAGATTTTACTGCTATTTTACCTAATGTTGTTGTAGGAAAAACTGCTTTAAATGTATCTATAGTTATTGGTTGAATTGATGGTGGTAAAGCATTACCTTGTTCATCAATTAAATAGTTTAGATTAACTCTAGTTAAACCATTAATATTTGGATATGGATCATCTAAATCATTAAAATACCCAAAAAATGCATCTCTTAATTCTATTGTTGGGTTTTTACCATATGTTCCTACATCCCCTATATTCCAAACATTTAATTCTTGGCTTGTTGATTTAGCACCTAAATATCTTGGGCTAATAGAGCTAAATTGTGTATAATTTGATACTGGGACATTTGCTCTAACTGCACTACCTGATAATATTTGTATAAAATTAACAGGTGCTAATGAACTAGAATAATATATAGAATTGCCTTGAAAATTGTAATCTATATCCATTAAATAAGGGTTTAATCTTTGAAGATTATAATTATTTAATAAAGGTTGACAATTAACTGCAAAATTAAATGGTAAAACCCCAGGATAATATGATGGAACAATAACACCAGTATCTTGTGGTATTCTAAAATTATTATATTCAAATGGGTCTTTTATTTCAGACCATATAGATTGGGATGGAACTATACTTGCCGTTATACTTTGAATAAATAAACTAGAAGCATTTGTTGTTTTAGTATTTCTTACTGAAAATCTAAAAGTATCATTAACATTATATAACCCTGTAAATGAACCTGTTAAGTCTACTCTTAAACCATTAGCATTTTCATCAAGTATAAAGTCTAAATTATCGACTATTGTTCCTAAACTTGTTGGGGTTTGAGTATTACCTTGGCGTACTAATATACTACCAGTAGCATTAAATGTTTGACCAGTACCGGGAACCTCATAAGATTGTGTTATTAAAATTGTAGATTTATCGCTATTAGTTTGAAAATCAAAATCTTGGAAGTTTCGAGCGATGCCATTATATTTTCCGTTAGCAAATTGACTTGCAGAATATTCAACATAATACATATCCCCTTCTTTATTAATTGTTCTATCACTATCAGTTGTACTATCATTAAAAATAGTATTAATAGGAGAATCTTCAAAAGTAAAAGTTCCACCATCATATACTGATCCAGTATATCCTTCAGATTGGGTAATTATAAAATCTCCTTCAGAACCTGTTCTTTTTAAGAAAACATCAATTTTAGCTGATGCGTATGTGTTGGTTCCATATTTAAGTGCGTTTGATGTATTTTGGAATAAATTACCAGCTCCAGAACCTGTCATTATAGGTCCATAAAGAGTATTACCTGGGTATTTTGTAGCTATTGTGGTACCATTAATAGAATACTCAACTTGAATAGCAAAATTATGAACTTCAAATGTATATTCTAAATTTTCACCAACTCTATTAGTATTTTGAACTTGAAATATATATCTATAACAATATGGTAACAGTTGGTTGATGGCATTATGAGAATTAATAAGTAAAGGATTTGCAGTAAATACTTCGTCTATATCTACTACCCCACCAATAGATTGAATAGGAGAAATTTGTTCTGTAGTATATCCAATGGTATTTATAGGAGTATATACCGATGGATCTATGGGTTGGGTATAAAATCCAGCACCAACTCCAGTTTGTTCTTTAAGAGCAACTGTAAAAGTTTGTGAAGGATCAGTCGCACTAATAGAAGCACTTACTTTTACAGAAATACTAACTAAACCTAACTGTGAGTAAGTAACACCTGGGAGATTTGATGCTAATGTCTGTTGTACCTGTTGTACATTTAAAAGAAAAGAACCATCGTATTCTTCACCTGCAGGCCCATCTAAGTAATTAATAGCAGAAAAATCACTAGGAGATACATTAAGACTATAAGCTACATCACTATTCCAAACATTTGATAATGAAGTATCTATAGATTGTAAATCTGTTGGATAATCTGGTGTAAAATCTTGGGTGAGTGCTGATACTGTAGAGTAATAACTTCCCGAAAATGGTCTTAGATTATTACCCACACCATCTATATTAGGTATTGTACCAGCTAAAGTTAATGAAGGGAATGACCAATCCATGGAAGCAGTACCTCCTGTTTTGATTTTAGAATGACCCCCAAAAGTTGTAAGAGGTGTACCTGAGCCAGAATTACCTGGGATTTGCTGTTTAACTACTTCAAGATTACCATTAAATGCTACTGTTCCTAACCCTTCAACAAAAAGTGGGGCTGGTCTAAATAATGTTGGGATTGCTTGTGCTGCTGGAGCTGGAATTATTGACTGATTATCAACTTGTGGAGTACCATTAGTTGGATATCTTAAAGTTGTTGGCATGTCTCCAAATCGAAAAGCAGGTAGAGTTGATGTAGATCCTAACGAACTTGTATTAGTCATTTGTGCTACAAAAAATGTAGGTGTTCCCTGGTAATTAACACCATTAGCAAATTTATAATATTTTCCTACTGTTAAAACTGGTGGGCTATTTAAAGCTACTGTTTTGTATGCATTTGTAGCATTAAAAAAATCATATTGCACAATAACTTCACTAAAACCTCCCTGAACATCAACAAAAACTTGATTGTCAGTAATACTAGGGATATCTGCATTATCAAATGCATCTTGTGCCGTATCATATCCATTACTATTATAGTCAACATAAATTAATCCTATGTTTAAAGTACGATTTGTTCCCAAACGGAAATCTTGATTTGTCATACCCGCTCCCTGGTAAAAAGATCCAGAGTGATATACCCCAACATCTTCTTGTGTTCCAATTGCAGCTGCAGAATTAAATGATGAACTATAAACTACAGAAGCTGATATTACCCATGGTATATTTGGGGTATAAGGTATTGTGTAAGCCGAATTTTTAAAGAAATCAAAATCGGTGTTGATAATTTTACCCGTGTTTACACCACCACTTCCTGTATTAAAAAATCCTAATTCATCTTTTGTATCTCCATTCCAATAATATATGTTTTGTTCTTGGATTGAGATATTAGGATTAGCTAATACATTTTGTTGAGTATTATCGGATGATTGTGTTGAAATTACATTAATTGTAGAATAACTTGTTTTTGTTTCTAATGACCAATCCATTGAACCTCCTTGGTCCGAACTTGTTATAGGATAATATACTATACCCCCTACTGTTTGTTGGTAGTTATTACCACCAACTCCAGATCTTTGGTCTATTCTTAATAATGCATGTTCGGAAAATATTGTTCTTCCTAAAACTTTATATTCTGTTGCTTTACTATTAAAGGGGATTTTAGCGTCATCAAATAAAAATCTTAATTCACTAAAATCATCTAAATAATTAATTACCTCTGTCCCATTTATATCAATTTGGGATAACTTTACAGCATAAACTTGTTGTTCATTAGTATCAGCATTTATTTGTTGTGAGGCTATCCAAGCATATCCATTAATAGGGAAATTATTTTGATTTAAAAATGTATTTTGGCTGATTGGAGAAGGTGTTCCTATATCATAATTTGGTATCTCTTCTATTTCAACCCATGCTATAGACATATCATCACCATCTGCTGAAGCGCCACTAAATTGTATATCAACAAAATGATAAGTAGATTGGGGTGTTCTATTTGCTGTTGCTGTAACTGTGAATTTTTGATATTCACCTGTTAAATCAAAAGTAACGGGTGTTGTTTCTGTAGAATCAGCAATGTCGATAACTATTTTGGGAACTGCCATTGTAGTACCTTGTTTTGCCCAAACAGAATATCTATAACTACGGCCTAAAGTAATAATATTATTAAGCCTATAAGCTAAATTAGCTGTTGCACCAGCTCCCCTTGTTATAATTGTAGGGTTAAAAGTTACATCAATATTTGGTAGTGTTTCTTGGATTGAGCTTTGTTGGACAGTAGCACCATTATATACTTGCCAACTAGCATTATCTACATTAAATCCAGGTTCATTATAATAAAGCTGTACATCAGGGGTTGTTGTAAAAAAGATGGGTTTATAAAAAATAGGTGTATCCGTTATATTTAAATAAGGCTCACAACCTGGGTTTAAATCCCCATTAGTTATTTCTACATACGAACCTGAAAATATACCATTGTAAAATTCAGATTGATCATTATGTATAACACCTTCTTTAATACCCTTATAAGAGGCACTAATATATTGTGAACTACTTCTATGAAAAAATAAACTATTAACCACAGATCTATCTATTGCTCCATAATCGAATGATTCTGTCCAACTTTGTGTTAAATTAAACCTGTTATCTGGTCCTAAACCTTTAGATCCTGAAATGTAAGTTTCTAGACCGTTAAATTTATTAAATGAACCACCGGGCCCACCACTAAATTTATATATTGCAGATCCTTCAGTTGAATATTGTGGAAAATCCGCTGATCCCGAACTATAATCTTTTGGTAAATTAACTATTAAGCCTTCATAATCATGTAATGAAGATGATACTTGAGCTGGTCTTAATCTATTTCTTTCTAATAAATGTTGTTTTACTATTACACCAGAAGCTAAACTTGTTCTAGCAGGTGTAAAATCCTTAATCATTTTAAATAATGAATTATCAAAGAATTTTATTAATCTAATAAAATCAACTATATCATACCCTTTTATATACTTTTCAAAATATGCATCCCTTAATCTATCTAAATCTGGGTATGAATCTAATGATGAAGATATAAATCTTGGATCTCCTATATAATCTCCTAAATTAAAATATCCTAGTTGAGCATTAATATCATCATTTATTTGATTTGATGGTGAAAATCCAACTTCTAAATAATTTACATTTGGAGTATAACTTTGACTTACAAATGATTGTTGTTGTATAGACTCCATAGGTGATATCACATCACTTATTGGAGATGAAATAACAGCAGTAGATCCACTTATACCATAAGGAGCTTCAGCTAATATTAAATTTTCATTATATATTTTATCTGTAATTCTATTTTTAATACCTGCTGGTACTTGATCTTGGAATATGTCTTCTACATTAGTTACAAATAATTTATCATCTCTAAATATTGGACTTGTAATAAAATAATCACTAGTACCATCACTAAATGATTGTGTGATTTGTATAGCTGATCCTGTTACTCTAGGGTGAATAGATGTTCTACTTCCAGTATCTAATTGTGTACCTAAAGCAGCTCTAAAAAACTGTTGGTCTGGTGTTGAATTAATACCGTTTCCTTCGTTAGAATATGGGTTAACAGTATAATCAAAGAATCTACTTTCACTAACTGCTTGACAATACATTCTATACTCTTGGAATGATCCAGAAAATGGTTCATAAACATTACTATCTATTGTTCTATTAGAACCTAAATTTAATGCTCCAAAGTCAGCTTTTGTCCATGATCTACCATCCACACCTAAAAGTTGGCCTGATCCACTAAACCCAATTTTTCCATTTATTTCATTTGCCGCAAATAAAGAAGCAGTAACTGTTGAAGTTGAACCAAATATACCAGACCCTGTAAAATTCATCTGTACTGACCACCAATCTTTATTAAAGAAAGGTAAATATATATCTATAGACTGATTAGAAAAACCTAAATCAGGGTAAAATTTTAATGTACCCCAAGTATCATATGGATCCGGGATAGAACCTGAGTAAGAACCAGTTACAAAACCTGCACCATTGTATTCTAATACAACAGCAGATCCTATTTGGGTAAAATCATTTCCATTAGCATCATTAATCCATAAAAGTTGTTTTTCTCTAATATCACTACTAGCAACATTATTTACAGCTGCCGGGATACCAGGTGATTTAAATCTAAATTGAACAGTATTTAAACCATTTTCAAAAATAAAACCACCACCTGGATTCCAAAATGTTTGGTTAGCTAAAAGTGAAGATGATACAAAACTTTGAGCATTAGTACCAGTATCAAATGCATAGTTAAATACATTTTGTTTTAAATCATAATCCTGAGATTCATTTCTATCTTTACCTCCAAATTCACTAATTCGTAAAATTGTATCAGGTATTCCATATGATGTAATTAATGCTCTAATACCAGCTATTGTACCTTTAGTTTTAAGTAAATATGGTATATTATGGTATATTCGTTTATATACTTGCTTTTGAACATTATTTAATGGCACTATATCATTTGAAGCAGATATTTCAGTATCTACGTACTCAAACCCAGAAGGTATGTCTAAATTACCACTACCATCTACAACAGAACCTGTCATATTTGGAAATGGAAATGCACTTCCTGATGGTGTTAACCCTAAAAATGCTGTAAATAAATCATTTGTATTAAAATTATTAGCATATAGTTTAACCCCAAAATCTCTAATTGCATCTGCTACTAAATCTTTAGCTATACCATACTCTAAACGGTTATCAGCATCAAATTTATTTGAAATATCTTTAGTATAAACCCAAACATTATCATAGTATTGAGCAACCATATCAACAAATAATTCATATCCCTCATTTGCAGGATCATCTCTTAAGTATTCTGGGATAGACCAGTATAACCAATTTCTATTATCTTGATCATAATTTGAAGCAGACAATGCCTGTCCTCCATAGTATGGGTCTCCAACTGTTGCGTTACCAATCCAAGTTAAAGCTTCTGTACTACCAGTGGAAGCAAGTTGATAGGGAGGAAATTGGTTTGTTTTAGGGTAAGAATATTGTGATCCACTATTAAAATATAAAAATGATTCATAACCATCAAAATTTTTTATAATGTTATCAATTTGATTAGTAAGTAAAGCTTTACTCTCTATATAAGAAAGTGTAGTAGATGTAGGTGATGTTGTAGTAAAAACTTGAGATAATTGATTACTAGCGGATTCGATTAATCCTACTTTATAATAAAAATTTTCTAAACGTATTTTAGCAGAACTAAAATGAATAAAATTAGCATAATTTTCATAATTAATATTAATATCAATTTCTTTTTGATTTAAAAGATTTTGAATTTGATTAATTGAACTTGTTACATCTGATTGTAGTAATGTACTAAATGAGAATGCTTCGCCCCCTGTTGATGTTTCTTGTATTATATTAAGATTATAATTAGGACCCGCTATATAAGTAAAATCATCTTCTATAATGGGTTCAAAAGGAAAATCTAATTCATATGCTTGGGGATCTGATAGTTCTTCTACTACCCATAGTTCGTCCTTTACGTTAAAATTGGATGGTAAAGGTTCATATAATTTAATTAAAACAGTGGGGTCAATCCCCTCTTCTGTTTCTAACTTTATATTATTAGCTATTACTGTTTGATTATTACCAAAGTTTAAGTAAAAGTCAACAAAATAATCAGCTGTTTCTCTATATTGTATAAATAAATTTGAGGAAGAAATTATTAAATTATTAGATATAATATTACTATCTAACCTAATTTCTGTTCTATCAGATGAAATATCAGAAATAAAATATTTTTCGGATATATTGGATGCTAATCTTTTTCTATAAAAAGTATATAAAATATTATATGTACCTATATCAAAACCCGAATTTGTTAAATCTTTTTGTGGGTTTAAAAGTACATCCCCATTTCTTACATCATAATCTAATAAAGGAATTGTAGAACCTGGGTATATTAAGTTTTGGTTTTGATCATAAACATAATATTCAATATAATCAGTACTAGCAGAAAAAACCGTATCTAATTGTGATTGTACAATTAATTGAGAATCCGAATCTGAATATGTTTGGTATTCAAATGTATTTGGATCTAATTGTTGTATTGTTACATTTTTATTCATATATTATATTTAATATGATCCACCACCACCTCCACCACTAGAAACTGCTGATGAAATACTAGAAACTGTTCCTCCTGATGTTCCTCCCCCTCCAGATGTTCCTCCTGATGAAGGGGTATTTTGCGATGTTTTAGTGTCTTGTGATAATCTTGTATTTGTTATTATAACTTTTTCATTAGCTGCCTGAAGTTCTCTTTCAAATACTTCTAAAGCTTCATTTGTTTGTTCATTTTCAGATGGTTCTGCTGCTATTCTTATATTATCCATTTGTGCTGATAGTAGGTCACTTCTTAATTGTGCTATTTCAGCTTGGAGTGCTTCAATCTCTTCATTTCTTTCTTCGTAATTTATATACTGACCACTTGTTTTAACTAAGTATTCATGTGAATTAGTTTCACCTAGGGCAGGTATATCATAAAAAAGAGAGTTATATAATCCAAAGAATTCTTCAACAGTTGGTTGAAGTTGTTGGTCTTCAGTAATAGAAGTAACACCCAATTCACTAAAACTTGTATTTATAGTTTTAATGTATTCAGCTTTATTAAAAACATCTTTAATTAAGTCTAATCTTTCTTCTGCCATTATCTATTAATAACTTTAAAATAATAATTATCATCTTTTACTATTGTACTTCCACTAATAGTAGTTTGTATTAAAATTTTATAATATCTTTCTGGTTGTAAACCATTCATATAAATGTCAAAATAATTACTTTGACTATCACAACTTATTTTTGTAAATTCAGGGTCAAAATCAATTAATGTTTCATTAGTATCTAAATCTTTAACAGAATACATCGAACTGCTATTTAAATAGTGGTTTTGGGTATCTATAGATGAAGTTAAAAACCTTCTTACTGGGTAATCTGGTCTAACATTAAGTCTAAATCTATTTATACTTTCACTATAAAATATTCCTGGGTTGCTATCCAATGCCACAAATAGATCTGTTGTTTGAATTGGAGGTAATGAGCCAGTTTCAAATGATGAATCATCCCATTTTATTTCTAATTGTGGAGGATAAATAGTATTTGTGTCTACTGAGTAAAATTGCATTATGGGTTGGATTGCATCTGTAGTTGAAAATTCAATAGCATCTTCCCATTTTACTAAAAATCCATTATTTTCTATATTAGTATATCCTCCTATTGATTTTGAACTAGAATACCATACTTTAACTATATCAGTAACGGGTGCATTAAGATCTTTTTGTGATCTTAGAGTAAAAGATTGAGAAACATAAATATTTGTATTATAGGGGTCTGATGAACCCGTAAACCAATTTCCACCCCCACTATTATTACTACCAGAAAATGAAGCAGTAACATAAGGATTAAAATTATTTATAAGCCAAGTAGTACCTCCTGACCCAGAAAATGTTCTTGATCTCCAACTTACTCCATTAGTTGTAAAGGGTTGGTCTAAATAAGTACCTGAACCATTATTCCATGATCCTGATACTGGGTATATTTCTAATTCAGTATCAAAAATAACACCTTGGGCATTAGCTATAAAACATTTTAAACTACTAGAAAATTGAGTTCCCCCTACTTTATTATCTATTACCTCTTCAATTTCATTTTGATCAAATTCAACTAAATATCTAAATACCTGTGGTACGGGGTTTATATTTACATTTAAATTACCTACTTCAATCATGGCATCAATACCTGTATTCATGTAAGGGTAAAATGAATATATTGATGCATCTTGTAAAGGGAAAAGTTTATATACTGCCATAATTTATTTTTTAATAACCGGTGGATGATCCTCCTCCACTAGTGCTAAATGTTCCTGTTCCTAACGAAACTACTCTACCTTTAATATCTGTATTTGGGTATTTTACTTCGAATATACTTGGGTCTAAAGATGGATAAATAATACCACTTTGAGTAGCTCCCTTTATATCATAAGCAAATTGTGAATATCCACTATTTGTACCCGCTTTATTTGTAATACTTACATTTTGCACAGTTTGAACACCAGGTATATTATCTAATAATATTGTTATCTCTCTTAATATAATAGGTTGGTTAATCTGCCACTTACTAACCTCAAAATATGTTTGTAATGCTGTTATACATCTAGTTAGTACTTCACTATTGTTAAAATTAGGTAATGTAATTATTTCAAAATCTACACAAATATTAATAATAAAGGCATCTTTAACATTAACAGTATCACCTATCATTCTTGATTGGTTTAAATATGTAATTAAATTACTTTTAATAGTATTAGATGTTGTTACCAAATTACCATTTGTATTATAAGCTAACACATATAAATCTAAAATGGTGTCCGGGTCTTTTGTGCTTGGTTTTGTTGTATATGCCTTAGATAGATCACCAAACTTAGGAGGCATACTTAAAGCTCTAATTAAATAATCATCAGCCGTAACGTTTCTTTGTTGTGTATTAAAATTAGATAATGAATTTTGTCTTATTTCTTCTATAGTGTCTCCATCCCCACCACCACTTGCGGCTATAGGATTATTTACAGCTAAAGAATTAAATATAAATTGTGCTATAGATGTATTACTTAAATTTGAATTTTTAAATAAAGTATTACTAGTATTTAATTGGGTTACTTGGTTAGCATTAACATTATCTCTAGTTCCTCCACCTGTTATATATCTAACGGTTAAAGTAGTATTACTTGGAGCTGTTCCATAAGTATTTGTAAAAACAAAATTTGTTGGTGAGTAAGCAGCCGTTAACTTGCTTTGACCAAATGGTAATCCAATTCCTACATTATCAGGATTAGGAACTATTTGTTCATCAATTTGTAATGCATTTCCTGCACCGAATTGGATTTGTAATGTTGTTTCATTTAAATATCTAGTAACAAATCTATTATTTGTTGATTTTGTTCTTAAAACATAAGGTGCATCTCCATCTTGATATGTATTAGGATCATTAGTATTTGTATTTTTAATACTATCATACACTAAATCTTGACCTAAATAATCTACTTCATAATATTGATTACCATCGGAATCAAATATATCAAGGATACCACCTATATTATTAGAATTAATTTCTAAAGTTGGGAATTGTTGATAAGCACCTAAAGTAAAATCTTGTGTTACAATAGTACCAGATGATGCTTTTCTTGTTTTCTTTAATAAGTAATAAGTAGGTTCTCCACCTGCTACTTGGGCTATTGATATTTCAGTAGGGTCACTTGAAGATGAAATTGAAAAATCTATTATATCTTCTATTATAAAACTAGTACCCGTTTGAGTATTTGAAATTGTATTTGCACCTATTATTAAAGCATAATTAAAATCAGGTACTACAGTTACCCCTTCTACTTTAGATGGAACCTGTTGGTAAAAATCTAAATCTACAGTTGCTAAACCCGTTGCCTTTGGTTTATAACTAAACATATAGGCAAGATCATATAAATTATCAAATTGTCTTGCATATTGTAGATAAGTTTCTTGAATTTGATTATCTAAATAAAATGATAAAACATCACTTACATATGCTGATTGTTCTATAAACATCATACCAGGGGATGATGGGCTAAAATCTGTATAAGTATTAGGAAAATATGTTTGTGAGAAATTAATAAGTTGAGCTCTAATATCATTAAAGTCCTTATTAATATATGTTATATCTTTATTTAACAATGCCATTATCGAAAGTTTAATTCTAAAGTATCATTTATACCTGTATTAGGAATATTATATACTATATTTATTTGTATTGTATTTTCATTAACACTTCTTAAGACTTCTACCTCTTCAACTTGAATATTTGGAAAATTATCATTTAATTTAGTTTGGATATCTTCCTTTATAAAATCTAAATTCCCAGTTTCTATTTGAGTAAATATATATCTTCTTAAACCTGCACCAAAAAGTGGGTTTTCTATTCTTTCCCCTGGGTTTGTTAAAAAATAGTTAATTAAATTATTTTTAATTGCATCTTTAGTTTGATAATTAGGTTGGAACACCTCAGGTGCACTAAATGGTAAATTAACACCAATAGCAACTCTAGGTCGTAAATCATTAGGATATACTCTTCTTGCTCCAAATGCCATAGCTATTATCCTTTACTATTCATTAAACCCATTATTTGATCCATACTAACATTTCCTTGTGGTAAACTACCATTAGGGGAAGTTGTATCTACAGGACCAGTCATTTTTAAAGGTACATTTGCTGATGTTGCACTTAAAGTACCATTTGCCCCGGGCATCATTCCCCCTAACACATTTTGTATATTTTCCTTCATTGCCATTCTTTTATCTTCAGGTAAAGGTTGGTGTTTTACTTGTTGAGGAGGTTGGATAACTTCTTGTACTACTTGTTTAGGAGCACGAACTGCTTCTATTAGAATGTCTTTCATCTCCTCTTGTATTGCCTCTTTTACGGCCTCTTTTACAATAGTTTTTAATTGACTTAATTTCATGTTATATTGATTTATTATAAATATTAAACTAGTTAGCTTTTAAATTGTTTTGTTGTATGTAGAATACAAGTTCATCTATTAAAATTTGATCTGATGAACTAAATGAAGGTTCTCCTTTAAGTAAAGTAATTCCTCTAGAATCTTTTGCTACAGCAAATCTTCTTTTTAAAGTACCTACAGGATTTTTATTATCAGTTTCAACACTAAAATTAAAACCATTTACATTACCTATTATAGGATTCCCATCTTCAGCTTCTTCTTCAGCTAAATCAAGTAATTCTTGATTGATAGCTTCTAATTCTAGATTTGTTACACCATTTTCTTCTGCACATTCTTGGGCCATTTTATCAATGGATTTTAATATTAATATTACAGTTGTAACTCCTGCTATTAAAAATATTAATGAAACTAAAGTAGCTCTGCTTGTTCCTTTATTTGCATCTTCTAATTTTTCTAGTTCATCATTTATGTGTTGTAGTTTAGCTGTAAATGAGTATGGTTGTGCAAATATTAAACCCCCAAAATCTTTGGCAGGAAAAACACCTGTTGCTTGGGGGGCTGGGAGAGCATCCAGTGCTAATCTTACCCCTCTTAAAACGTTAGCTAGAGCAGTAAAAGCTAAAGCTAGAGCTGTATTTATAGTTATTGCCCTAAAAAGTTGGTTAAGCTGTCTAACAACCCTATTTCTAGTTCTTATTACATTATTTAAAGCATCAGGAGTAGGGCATGTTTTTCTATTTTCTTGTGTTAATTTAGAAATACCAAAGGCTAATAATAAACTAATTGCTAAAGGTATTAATTTTGATTTAATATTATCTACTAACTTACCAATACTAAATTTTTTAGCATAGATAAGTTTATCTAAAATATCCATAGCTAAGGCCGCAACCCCAGCTTGTGCTAAATCAATACCATCATTAAATTTTTGAGATATTTCTTCTGCTGCCTTATCTAAATTAATTAAACTAGTTAATGATAAGTCTGTTTTAATTGTTTTATCACCATTTATAATAGCTTGTGTTCCAGGTATATATCCACTTTTAGAATAAAGTAAACCAAAAACAAGTGGGGTTTTTTGATTTTCGGGGATAATAGGAACCTTAACTTCAATTGAAAAACTTCCTTGTTTATCTGTTCTAGTGGTTTGTCCTGGGATAGGAATAAAAATTAAATCATTTAAATTAACTGAGGGTTTATTGGGGAGTAATTCTTCACTTACATTTAAAGGGTTATCGGCACCAACTTTTTCATCTACAAAATCCTGATTAACCCCTAATGTTATTTTAGCTCCTTGTAATGGAGTATTTGTATTTTTATCCTGCAGTCTACCTGTAATTGTATAAGTTTGGAGTGTGGGTATTTGACTTTTTAATTTAGCTTTTAAGAGAGCAATTTCTGCTCTTACTTTTTGTTCGGCATTTACTTTAGTTATATTAACTTCGTCTAAACGTTCTTGTAATTTTTCTTTAGCAGACAATCTTTTTTGTCTTCTTTTTTCTCTTTTTTGTTCTCGAGTTAAATTAGAACCTAAAGATAAATTAATATTATCTAAAGATGTTTCTTCTAAAGTAGATAAATTAATATTAAATTTAGAAGAAAGATCTTGTATTCTATTAGTTATATCCTCTATATTTAAAGATTCACCTAACAATGATTTACCACTATCAGTTTTTAAAAATTTATTTGCTAATTGTAAAAGTGCTTCTTCTCCCATTATATAGATTTTACAATTTTAGACTTATAATTTTTAATGTTATTTAACATTTTAGAAGCTTGGGTTTTTAAAGAACCAGCAGGACCACCACTAATATATATTTTAGGTTCTGTTGATAATGTTTGACCTAAAGTTTGTAATTTCCTTAATAAATCAGCAAGATCATCTAGAAAAGTATCTCCTAATACAACTGATTCACTAGCCGTAGAATCTCCCAATCTAATATTATTTTTAGAAGATTGTAAAACAACATCCCCTTCTTGCGAATATATTCCTGTTGTATTTATTGAAGTTAAAGATATTGTTCCTTCGGAATTTAACATTATACTACCTGTAGAGTTAGCATTAAAAACTAATCTATTAGAATTTAACAATACCTGACTTCCTTGAAAGGAACCTATTGATTCGGGTTTGTTATCCTTTATTGAAGGATTATTAGTAATTGTTGTTACTAGGGGTATTGATTGGTTAGATGTTAAATAAATTGAAGATAGATCTTTATTTATATCTTCTATAATAGGTAGATATCCTTCTTCACTAGCATCTTCAGGTTGACCATTTCTTATTATTGTTATAGGATTACCATCTTCCCCTGTGTTAGACCAATTATTACCATATAAAATACTATCAGTTTTAGCAGTACTACCAAATCTAATACTGTTACCCCATCTACCTTCAGTAATTATATCCCCAGCAAAAGCTAATAAAGGGTGGATATTTGATCTTTCAATAAAAGTACCTCCTACTAAAGGGGAATTATAAGCATACTCTACTTCTTCATTTGATGTTTTTCTAGTTTGCCCTTGTTCTATTGCTTGATAACTTTTTTGTTGTGAAGGTTGTGATGATGGATAACTATTTAAATTAGGATAGGCATTTAAATGGGGAGTATTCCAGATAGCAATGGGATTAATATAAAAATATTTTTTAGTATTACTACCTAAATTTACTTGATTATTTGGTAATAAAAATAATAATACTAATTCATTAACTAGGGGATAATTTTTTAAATATGGAATCAAAGGAGATGCTATATCTGGGAGATTTGATGAAATTGTAGGGGAACCCTCAACAGCTTCAAAAAAGATAGTTCCAACAGCATTCCATTCACCATAATCTTCAAATCTAGGGTGTTGATCATCCAAGATAATATCTGTTACTCTAGCAGATATCATATTAGAAGCCAAAGCATTAAGCTGTTGTTGTGTAGTTGATTGATTATCTCTCCCAGTATTTAATTGAGAGTTAACCGAAGCAAATCCATATTTATGCGCCATCTTTCTTTTGTTCGAAATTAGTATTAAGTTTATCTAATTCCTCCATTAATTGTTGTTTTTCTTCTTCCGTTATACCCATGGATTCTTCACCACTACTATTATTGAGCGCACGTTGCACTATAGTAGCCATTTTAATTAATTGTTCATCGTTACGAACGCCAATTTCCATATATTCTTTAATAAGTGGTACAATTAAAGTAGCATCACCTATATCATTTATTAATGGTTTTAATTCCGAAATTAAACCTGTAATTTGGGTTTCTTTTTTCTTTTGGTTATCGTAAATTTCGCTTAAGATATCCGAAAACTTTTTTTTCTTAAATACAATATTGTCTAATGATCCCATAATATTATTTTGTTATAAATATGGATATAGAAAGGGGTTAGAATCTAGCGTAACCATTTTCTAAATAAAAAATATATTGCTCTTTAAATATGTTATGAAGTTTATCAGCTATTTTAGTAATCTTTGGGGTTTTAACATCAACCATTTCTCTAATATAGATGTAAAGGGCTTTTTTATTAAATACTTCTAAATCTTCTCTTTTGCGAAATAATTCTAAAATTGCATCCGCTATTTGAGCATCATTTTTCTTTGGAAATAATTCAAATATATTTTCTGACACATGGTCAACAAAAATATCTACATATTTATCTAAATCACTTTTTACTTTTTCATCTCCTTGTGTGTAAACATGGGTTGAATTTTCCCCAGTTAATACTTCAACTCCAACTTTATTAATTTTCTTTTTATAATTTTTAGTATTGTATAAAATTAACCAACGCTTAACAATAGTACCGAAATAAGAATAGGCTTTAGCCCCTCTAGTTGGGTCAAATAAATGAATTTTAGATAACAAAAAGGTTATTATTTCATGTTGTAAGTGCTCTAAATTACTAACCTCTGTATGGTAAAATTTAAAAGTATGTATTATATTTTGGGTAAGTTTAAAAAAAGCATAATGTATATGAGTTTCATAAATTCTACTTCTTTTTTCCGAATCCTTTACTGAGTCTAAGTTATTATATTTTACTATATAATCTTCTGTTTCTTGGGTAAAATAATTTTTACTTTTTTTCCTTCTTTTTCTTTTTTGGATCATTTTTCTTTGGAGTTAGTTTTAAACTGAGATAAACCTGTTTGTAAAACCTTTATTTCATTAAAAAACCAACCTATTTCATCATCGCTTTTGAATATGCCTTTTTCATCTATTTGTTCTAACCTTTTTTCTGAAAATGTGACTTGTTCATCTACTTTATTAATAAATTCCTGTTGGGAGATTATAATATCTTCTGTTCTTTCATTTTTACGTAAAAGGTTAAAAGTCGTATATCCAAGGATAACGACTAATAAACCTAAAACTATAATAGTAATTTCTAATATCATAAACTATCTAACATATTTTTTAACCCAGAGCTTGCTATAGTATTAAGTGCTTTGGATTTAGAACTAGTTTTCGATTGTAATGTATAATTTTTCTTTGGCTGCTCCACGTTATCTTTAGAAAATTTAGGTAACCATTCAATTTCAAATTCAATACGCGCCGCCATCATATCTGCCTGGTGTAGAATATAAGGTAAAGATGTACGTGGTTTTTGTTCTGGCATAAATGCTTTTAAATATTTTTCATTAGCAGCATCATATAAACCATCATGAGTCTGAATGGCTACCATTTCGTTAAATGTATAAGAAATGTCATGCTGTTGAAGTAAAAATAACCCACGATCTGGGACAGAACAAAATGCTAATTTTTTATTAAACATATAATCTTCACCTAATTTATCTTTTCTCCATTGATCAGTCTGGGGGATGTAAGCTTCATGTTCTTTATCTCCCATTTTACCCAAATCATGGTTAATAGCAGAAAATACTAATTCTTCCTTAGTAAATGTTGTCATATCACAACCTTCAGATTCCCAAAGATCATATTGTTTTAAAGCACATCTAACTACTCTATTTACATGATCAACATACCCTCCAGGAAATGCTGAATGGTATTCTTTTTTATGGGCAGCAGGCATTAATATAACACGTTCTTCATAACGTTTATAAAAACTAGATAATTGTTCTCCTCTATTTCCTGGGATATGGGTGTTTATATTATCTAAAAATATTTCCCAATTTAATTGAATTTGTTCCGCTGATAATTTCATAACTTTTATTTTATATTATTTTTTAATTGTTCTTCCATTTTTTTGGGCATGAAAGCAGCCCATTTATTTTTAGGACAATATGCAGATAAAGATCTAACTTTTAATGTAAGGATACACCCACAATCTGAACAACAAGGTTGAGTACCTGGGACTGCACAGTGAGTGCCTTTAATATCAAATAAATTACAACTTGTGCAAATATCCCATCTAATTTTAGCTATTTGTTCTACATCATCTTTAACAAAAACTTTATTTTTAATACCCTCATATATTAAATCTAAATTACCAAAGGCATTAATAAGTTTGTTAAACCTACCCACTTTATCTAACTGAACTATTTTGTTCTGAATGTGAACGAGGTTCCCTTTCAATCATAGATCTAATGTCTTCAGCTATTCCCTGAGCTTTAATTATGTTGGCTCTATAAGATTCAATTGGTTCTTGAGTGTTTACTATGCGTTGAAGATTTATTAATGTATGATCTAAAGTTTCTAACTTTTTATATAACAATTCTCTATTTCTCATAATTTATATTATTAACAGGGTATCCCTTAACCCCTTATTACCTTTATTCCTATCCCTTCTTATTCCCTTTTCTTACAAAACCTGTAATACTAATGTACGAGGGATTTTTTGTATATCCTAATTATTTTTAAATTTCTTTAACTACTTTTTTTATTTTATAAAGATGTGCACATTTTTCATATTCTTCATATTGTTCAAAAAATTGAATTGCATTACCTAATACTTTAGAAAATATTTTATTATCAAAATTTATAATAGCATTGACATCATCATGACTATCTAAACTAATATTTTTAATATAAGACCAAGCCCTATTATAAACAGTAAACTCAGATGCCTCTTTTGTAGATTCAACATTATAATTAGGTTGTTCTTTTTTTAAGAATTTTTCTAATTTACGGTGAAATACTTCATGATTTTGGATTAATTTGACAAACATTCCTATTTTAGCGAAAGGACCGTTCATAAAATCCCTTATTTCAGATTTAGTTTTATCATCATCAATTTCTTTTCCTTCTACAAATAATTTAAATATTTTATCTTTGTCTATCATCTTTTACCTCCAAAATAAGCTACAGCATGTCCTTCTGTAATTAATAAATCATTTAATTTAACATCTCCTAAGAATATATCACCTAAACATCTACCATATTTCCCAACACCTTGTGAGTGTAGTACAAATTCATTATTATGTTTGGCTAGAATATCTTTAACATATTGTTTAGCAGCTAGTCCTCTTGCTTTTTCCTCAAGATCTCTAGTTCTAGATTCTGCTGCATTAATTCCAACTAACCTAATTCTTATTTTTTTCCAAGTATCAAAACCAAGATCAATGATAGCATCAATGGTATCCCCATCTACTACTCTTTCACATTTTGCTTTATAAATGTACATAATAACGTTTAGTTATAAATATACATTATTTATCTAATTCTGCTAATTCAGATTCAATATCTTTTTGAATTTGTTTTAGAATATTATATTCTTCTATTACATCTTTTTTTTCTGGGTTTTCTGGGTGGTATCTCCAAACTTCCTCCATTACAGTAGATGTTGCTAATAAATCATTAATTAACTCTGCCTTTTGCTGATCTAATTCTTCTTGTTTTGTCATTTTATTTAAATTTACTTCCTATTAAGTTAATTGTTTCTTTTGCCTCTTCCAAACTAATTTGAAAAAATTCTTTACTACTATTGACACGTTGTGCTTTTAATTTATGGTGTACTTCTCTTTCTACCATTTCCCCATTAAAACACTGGTATGCCCATTCTACTTTATAGGGTAAGGCAACACCTGTTGCTGATGATATTTGTTTAGCTCGTTCTTCAGGTAATTTTTTAGTATAACCTATTTTTAATAACCCGGGTTGGGTTGAGTTGGATAAAATATATACCCATTGATCTCCATCGCCTTTATCCGCATATAACCCATATTTTTTATCGGTATAATACGTTACATTCTCCCATCCATCTCCTTTCGCACTGGGAGTTAGGGTAAAGTATTTAGCATGCTCTAAATCCGTATTCCCATAGTTTTCTTTTAATGGGATAAACTGTTTAGCTTTTTTAACTGTAATTTTATTTAGACTCATTCGAATATTATTTTAAATTCTTTTTCTATTTCTATATCCTTTGGAAATATAGTTTTAACAAAAACTTTAGCTGTGTCACCTACCATCTGATTATCAAAAAATATTTGTTGTTGAGGTTCATAGGTATATTTACTATAAGTCCCTAAACTCTGAATATCAGAATTGGGGTTATATGAATAACCTGCTATATTAAGTGGTGGGTGATTATTTGCCATATCTTCAATAGTATACGTTAGATTACCAATAGGTATAGGATTTACAAATCCACCTCCAGTAAAATAACCTAATATACTATATAACGGAACTGTAAATGTAATTCCATTGATCCATATCCAATAATCAGAATCAAATAGTGTTTCTATTAATGGTACCCCATTAACAACATAATCAGGGTGCAATTCATCTAATTGACCTTTAATTGTAAAGTAATTGTAACCTTGATGTTCAATATGAAAATAACCATTAGCATCCTGATATACACCAGGTGATACTAAGGGATCAATTTCAAAAAATGATTCACAATCACCACTTAAACAAGGGTAAGGTGAAATAAGCTCCTCTGGGCTACATGCCCAGAAGAAACTTATTAAGGTTATGTAAACTAACTTTTTCATTATGCTAC